GAAAACAAAGATTTTTATTTCAATGAGATGCCTGACAATTTAGATAATATTAGTTTAGAATACGGATTAAAATCTGGTCCTAACTATGTATTTTTCCGTTGTATAGATTTAATGAAAAGATATAATACGTGTTTGTTTTTAGAAATAGATACATATCTCAAGAATAATTGGCTTTCAGCAATAGCTAATTATGTAAATAGTTGTGGCAATTTTTGGATTAGTGGACCTGCATATAGCGGTATTGCTGGAATAGTTGATCCTGATTTTTTGCTTAGTCATCATATTAACGGAGGAACATGTATATACAATACAGGAAATCATAATTTTCAAGCCTTCATACAATGGTGCGAGAAAATATTTCCTATGCTAACAAAAAATAATGCGACGTTACCTTATGATTATTTAATACCCACACTTTACTTAATCTATGTAAATCGTCACTGTAAGGAAAGTTGGAGAATTGTTCAATTAGCTAAGCAAAATTATATCTATAATAACTTAATATGTAATTTAAGCTTAGAGGGAGATGCCGATGAAACAAAAGATCCTGTTCCAGGTTATATTATACATGAAAAATTAAAACTTGACTAACTACGCATAACCGTATATCATAATATTATGAGACCTAACTGGACAGATTATTTTTTAGGATTAGCAAAAGTTGTTTCTCAACGTAGTCACGACATACATACACAACATGGTTGTATTATTACAGATAGAGATAATCTTATTTTAGGTACTGGCTATAATGGTTTTCCTAGAAATATCGACGATACAATACTTCCAACATCTCGTCCAGAAAAATATGCTTGGATGATTCATGCTGAACGAAACGCACTATCTAGTTGTACTCACAAACCTACTAATGGTATCGCCTATGTCACAGGACAATGCTGTAATGATTGCATCATGTCTTTATGGCAAGCTGGTGTTTCTAAGGTTGTTATGGCCAACAGCCACGGAACTAAATTATTTGATAAACAAGCACAAAAAAGATTTGATCTATTTGTGGAATTAACAGGAATAGAAATCGTAAGACATACACCAAATTTTTCATGGATTCAAGAAATAGATTTTTAAAATCAAAATCAAGAGTAAAAATTTGTGGTGTATTATAAAAATAACAACGTAATCAAATGGCCTTGCATACTCTAACCAATGATTTATCATAAATTATGAAAAAATCAATTCTTTCCATATAGGCCAATTCTTTTTAATTTTATAGGAGCTAGGATGTCGGCATTAAATGAACTTCAAAATTATACTTTTGTGAGCAAGTACGCCCGTTGGATTGAATCTGAAAACAGAAGAGAAACTTGGAAAGAAGCAGTAGATCGTGTTAGAAATATGATGCATACATATTATGCTGATAAAAACATGTCAGAAGATATCGATTGGGCATACGATATCATGTTTAAAAAGAAAGTTTTAGGAAGTCAAAGAGCTTTGCAATTTGGTGGAGAGCCGATCTTAAAAAGACATGCTAAAATTTATAACTGCACTAGTTCTTACTGTGACAGATTAAGATTCTTTCAAGAATGTTTCTGGTTGCTATTGTGTGGTAGTGGCACAGGATTTAGTGTACAAAAACATCACGTAGCTAAATTGCCTAATTTGTCTCATAATAAAAAAGACAAAAGGAAAGGTGTAAAATATAAAATAGAAGATAGTATTGAAGGATGGTCGGATGCTTTGGGTGTTCTACTAAGTTCCTATTTTACTAAGGCTGCTGAAGATAAGTTTAAACAATACAAAGATCAGTATATTGTTTTTGACTATAGCAATATTAGAGAAAAGGGATCGCAACTATCTTCTGGTGTGGGCAAGGCGCCCGGTTTTGAGCCCTTGCAAAACGGTTTGGAAAAAATTAGAGAAGTATTGGAGACATGCATTGAAAACAAACAGAAAAAACTCAGACCAATTGATGCTTATGATATTATTATGCACTCAAGCGATGCTGTATTATCTGGTGGTGTTCGCAGAAGTGCGTCGTTAGCATTATTTAGTGCAGACGATGAAGAGATGGCTAAAGCTAAAACCGGTAATTGGTATGTAGATAATCCTCAAAGAGCCAGAAGCAATAATTCTGCATTACTCCTAAAAGACGATACATCTTATGAGCAGTTTGCTTTATTGATGGAATCTGTTAAAGAGTTTGGTGAACCTGGATTCATTTGGAGTGATTCCACAGAAATGACATTTAATCCTTGTGTTGAAGTAGGTATGTGGCCTGTTGATGAAAAAACAGGAAAGTCTGGTTGGCAAGGATGTAATCTCTCTACAATCAATTGCTCTTCTGTTGTCGATGAAGAAGATTTCTATGAAAGATGTAAAGCTGCTGCTATCATTGGTAGTTTACAAGCTGGTTTTACTGGTTTGGATTATTTAGGAGAGACTAGTAAGGCAATATTTGATAGAGAGGCTTTGCTTGGAGTTTCTTTAACTGGTATCATGGAGAAGCATGAATTAGTACTTACAGAGAAGGTCTTAAAGAAAGGCGCAAAAATTGCTGTAGACACCAACAAAGAAATCGCCAAAAAGATTTCTATTAATCAGGCAGCCAGAGTAACTTGCTTAAAACCAGAAGGTACTTCAAGTTCCATGCTAGGTACATCATCTGGCATCCATCCACATCATGCTAAAAGATATATTAGACATGTTCAAGCAAACATCTTAGAGCCACCTTACCAATATTTTAAAAGCTATAATCCTCAAGCGTGTGAAAAGTCTTCTTGGTCTGCCAATGATACAGACGAAGTTGTTAAATTCCCTATTGAGGTTCCCGATGGATCTAAACTTAAAAACCAACTACCCGCTATAGAAATGCTTGGCGTAGTAAAAGATGCTCAAAAAAACTGGGTTCATTCTGGGAAAAACAGATCATTATGTACTCAAGATTTTCTTAGTCATAATGTTAGCAATACTGTAACTGTACAGCCAGATGAATGGGAAAGTGTCACAAAATTTATATATAATAATAGAAAGTTTTTTGCCGGGATTAGTCTAATCCCACAGAGCGGAGACAAAGACTATCCTCAGGCTCCTTTTACTACAGTATATACTAGTAGAGAAATTGTCAAAGAATATGGAGATGCTGGGTTGTGGTGTTCAGGTTTGATTGAGTTGGGACTAAATGCTTTTGATAATAATTTATGGGCAGCATGTGATTATATTACATTAAACCAATTAACAGACAAAGATGCTGAAGATAAAAAATTATTTGCAATCAAAATGCATAGATTCGCTAAAAAATATTTTGAAGGAGACTTTAAGAGACTAACATATTGTATGAAAGATGTATATAATTGGAAAATTTATACTGATTTATACGAGAGTTTTAGTAAAGTGGATTATACACAACTATTAGAAACAGAGGATAATACCGTAGGAATAGAGGAAATCAGTTGTGCAGGTGGTGCATGTCTTATTTGATTTCATTCCTAGAAGGGTACAACTTTGAGAAAAAAACAAAAGAATGGAACTCGTAAAGGGTCCATAAAGCTAGATAGCAATAAAATTAATCCAGAAGAAATTGTTGTAGGATTTAAGAATAGATTAAAACCTAGAACGATTAATCAAAAAAACTACATTAGAACCGTAGCAGAAAATACTATTACTTTCTGTCAAGGTGTTCCGGGTAGTGGTAAAACCCATATAGCTATAGGTATGGCCCTAGAATATCTCATAGATGACAAGGTCGAAAAGATTGTAATCACAAGACCTGTTGTAGAAGCTGGAGAAAGACTTGGCTTTTTACCTGGATCAGCAGAGGATAAGTTGCATCCGTATCTTTTACCTCTGTTCGATGAAATTAATTACTTTTTACACATGCAACATTATGCCAAACTAAAAGTAGGTAAAAGAATAGAAGTAGTTCCTTTGGGGCTAATGAGAGGTAGAAGTTTCCATAATGCCTTTATAGTTGCCGATGAGTGTCAGAATGCCTCATACGATCAACTAAAAATGTTATTGACTAGAATAGGTATGGACAGCAAGATGATCCTAACAGGAGATGTCGCGCAATCAGATTTACAATTTGACAGACAGGGAGGCTTTCTGAGATTAATGCAGGTATTAGATGGAGTTGATGGTCTTGGTGTTGCTGAGTTAGAATCTACAGACATCGTAAGAAACGAAATCATATCTCGCGTTATATGTCGCTTAGATGAATATGAGAATAGATCATAAACCGTGTTTGGTTCTTAACGCAGATTACAGTCCTGTCGCTATAGTAGAATGGCAAAGAGCTATAATTTGGTCTTATAGATTGAATCATAGTACAGGAGGTTTGTCTATGGATATAATAGAATATTATAAAACAGATTTCATTAAAGGATCTAGTAATCAAACACCCCTACCTGCTGTAATCAAAATTAGAAATTATTTAAAGCTCCATAAACATTCTGTAAATTTTTCTAGAAAAAATTTATTTATTAGAGATAATTATACTTGTCAGTATTGTAATAAAAGATGTTCTCAGCAAGAATTAACATACGATCATGTAATTCCAAAATCTCAATGGCCTTTTAGGGACAAATCTCCTACTACTTGGACGAATATAGTTACGGCTTGTACTAAGTGTAATCTTAAAAAAAGCAATAAAACCCCACAACAAGCTCAAATGCAATTACAAAACAAACCGATTAGACCATTTAGTAATTATAAATACTTGCATGTAACCTCTAGACTATCTATTATGAAAGATAAGATACCAGAAGAGTGGAAAATTTATACAGGATAATCGAATGAGAATTGATCAAAACGAGTTTATCTCAAATAACTCTAAGAATGAGCAAAAAATAGAACGTTTGTATTGTGCTGTGGGTTTCGAAGATTTTGTCGATGAGCATGGCTTTCCTAGACTTAAACTAGAAACAGAAGACCTATGCGCTAAAGCCCTACCCGATAAGCCAACTAAGCATTTTGGAGATAAAAGAGGTAGCGATTATAGGTATTACATAAGAATGGATGCGGATCAAGAACTTTTTAATCCAATACAGATACTATCTACAGTTAAAGATAAAAAGAACAATCACTTTATAAACTCTGTATGCAAAAGCACAAAAGCCTTCAAAGAAGTATCTCCTTCTATATTTAATAAATATATCAAGTATTTAAAATCAAAAGATTTAAGATGGTTAAAAGAAGCTCAAAGAGACTTAGTATAATGCCAGAATATACATTTATTTGCGATGATTGTGGGGAGATATTTAGCATAGTCTCTTCTATTTCTGAATATACAGATAAACAGCTATGCACATTATGTAAGTCAGAAAATACCAATAGATATTATCAACACGACTTAGCTAATATGACAGGTTCTGTAGTAAAAGCAGACTCTGAACTTAAAACAATAGGAGATTTAGCTAATAGAAATCGTGATAAGATGACGGAAGACCATAAGCAGGCATTATTTAAGAAACACAATGACTACAGAGAAAATCCTCCAGAAATGCCGTTGCCTAAAAATATGAAAAGAATCAAGAAAACAAAAGGAATAAAATGGACATGAATCCGTCAGATAAAAATAAACAAAGATCTATATCTGATATTTTGGGTGAAACAGATTTACCCAAAGAAATTGTCGACACTATAGGCACAGCTTATGCTCAAAATGGTTTCTCGGATTTAGTCGATACTCAAAAAGACAAAAAAATAGACTGTCCTAGAGAGATCGTTTTTAAGATAGAAGGAACAGTACTTAATCAAGATGATAAAGGAGAAGTTATAGCTACTGAATTCATTTTTGATCAATCTTATCACATTCCTGTCCCTACTGGCATCGACTACAAAAGCTCTATGAATACATTTTTAAATCACTTCACGGGTTGTCTGGAACAAACATCTAAAGAATTATGGAAAAATCATGTCTGATAATATTTATTATACTCAACTAAATATGGGCCAAGAAGATAATCAAGGTAATTTTATTATTCAAGACGATGGACCAGAGGCCTATGCCAAAATCATTAAAACACAAGGTTCTGTGAAATATATGGTTAGAATTGATCCTTCTCATAAGTTAATGAATCCTTTTGGTTATGACAATCAAACAGAATTTAGTGGACATAAAAATTTTGTAGACCATACTTGTAAATCATCCAAACACAATAAATATACTAGAGTAAGTAACAAGTGTTTTAATTACTATTTATCTTTTTTAAAGACAAAAAATTTAGCATGGCTTGTCAATGCTGAAAGGGAAAACAACTAATGAATAATAATCTAATTAAGAGATATGCTGTTTTGTGGTTAAATTCTCAGGGCAATGATCTCGATAACATTTCAGAATCTTTAGATATGTCTAAAGCTAGCATTAAAAGAATTGTAAAGCTGTATGCCGATACTGCACCACAAAAACAAGAAGAAACAGAAGAAACAGAAGAAAAATCTAGTACTACTACAACATCTAGCAGACAAACCGCTAAAGATTTTATGATAAATCAAACATCAGGTAAAGGATCTTCTGGAGTTACTATTATGACTAAAACGGCTTCAGAGAGAAACGATGCCTCTAAGAAAAACTCTCACAATAACAAAGAGTCAAAATTTTCTAATTGTATATACAAGTTGGACGAAAACAAATAGTACTATAGTATGGAATATATCTCTAAATACTCTAATGATAAAAGGGTATCTGCTGCTCAGTATATCACAGAGATTATATGTGAACACAAAGCCAAAAAAGAAAGAAAAGACTTACATTTTCGATTTTGGCAAACCAGCAAGTACTGGGAAAAGTATTATAGAAGTCAAATAGCCACGGCAAATAAATTATTAAAAACATATAATCCTCAAGCAATAATATCTGCACTAAATGATAGGAAGTCTGTAAGAATTTTTTCGTTGAGGGCTCCTCATTTAGAAGCTATTATAGAACATCATCAGCATTTATTTGATAATAACAGTTCGAAACCACAGACAGAAATAGAAAGAGTTGACCCCGGTAAACTAAAGTCAAGAAAAGAATACAAACCCTATAAAAAAAGTATAATGGATATTTTAGATGATCAAGGAAAAGAAAATGGCTAAATTAAAAGAAGAAGTAACTAAAACTTTTGGTAAAAATATTATTTTATCGGCTAATTCTATTATAGACAAACCATCAATGGTGGTCCCTATTGGACCCTCATTAGACATTATTTTAAATGGAGGTGTTCCTGAAGGTAGTTTTGTTGTATTAACAGGACAGCCCAAATGTGGGAAAACTACAACGTCTTTATCCTTTGCTGCTACTGCTCTTAAACCTGAATATCAAGGAGATCTACCTTCTCCCAGAAAAGCGTACTACCTAAACATCGAGGGTAGGTTGAAAAAGAGAGATTTAGAAGGAATACCGGAATTAGATTTGGACAGATTTGATGTGATAGGTTCTCAACAGGGTAAGATTTTGCATGCAGAAGAATATCTACAAATTGCAGAAAAAATAATCAATCAAGAACCAGGTAGTATATTAATTATCGATTCTTATTCAGCCTTATGCACAGAAGCTGAAATTACATCAGATATGAATAAAATGCAAAGAGCAGATGGAGCTAAACTCTTAGCTAAGTTTTGTAGAAAAGTTGCCAATGTTATTCCCGTTAATAAAAATTTGGTTATTGGTATTACACACCTTATGGGAAATCCAACAGGTTATGGTGCAGAATTTAAAGAGAAGAGTGGTCAGGCAGTAGCGTATCAAACGGATATTAAACTGAGAGCGAAAACGTTTTCACCTTGGCTACTAAATAAAGATACCAATTCTCAAATAGGACAAGAAGTAACGTGGCAAGTCGTCACTTCTGCACTAGGTCCTCCGGGAGGATCTATCACCAGCTATTTAAGATATGGACAAGGCATAGATAAAGAAATGGAAGTAGTCAATCTAGCTATAGATTTAGGTCTTATTCAAAAAGCTGGTGCATGGTATACTCTAAGTTTTGTTGAGGAGAAAGAAAAACCCAAAGCTCAAGGGGCAGAAAAAGTTAGACAATATATAGTAGATAATCCTGGATGCTACGATAAGCTTTATGCTGCGATTAAAGAGACTATGGGTATTTAGTAATGATAGTTATAGATTTGGAAGGGAATTCTACAAATTGGCTATTGACAGGCAACAGTTCTCATGCTAGAATGCTTAATAAGTCAAAACTACATTTAAGAGCAAGAGGGCTACTTAAAGAGATTCATCCCACATTACAAGTATTAGAAGAAATACCAGTTCATGTTAGGAGAAAAGAGCTTTTATATTTAGATTTTTATATACCGTTAATAAAAACCTGTATAGAAGTTCATGGAGAGCAGCATTATAAGTTTATTGGACACTATCATGGAAATAGATTTAATTTCATTAAAGCTAAGCAAAGAGATATGTCGAAAAAAGAATGGTGTGAGTTGAACAACATTACACATCTAGAGTTAAAGTTTGATCAAACAGATGAACAGTGGAAAGAAATAATAGAGAACTAAAATGAATACAAAAGAGAAAGTCAAAGAATGGGATGAGATTTTAGACTCCTACGAAAACAGTATTGGCTTCCCTAAATATAATGAGTGTCTTATCAACGAAAAAGAACTCAATGAGTACTTTTCGATGGATAGAAATGTTATTGAAAAATTATCTCCAGAAGACACAGCTCAAATTTCATATAGACTATCACAATTTGCTTTTCATGTACAAAGAACTTTAAATAGAGAAATAGCTAGACATAATTGGGCTGAAGAAACTATAAAGGAAACTATAGCAGACGAATTGAACAGCTATAAAGGCTACGGTTATGTAGAAAAATACTATCAAGCAATTAAGCACAATGAGGCTGCACAATCTTTGAATAAAATTAAAAAATATGCAAAACAGAGAATGGACAGACTTTCTTATACTGCCAACTCTATTAAAAATCTATCAGACATCCTTATGGCTATTAATAGGAATAAAAATAAAAATGGACATCAATAAATTAAAACAAGACCCAGAAAAAATTCAACAGCTTATAGACTTGTTAGGTTCTTTGTTGCCCGAAGAACAAGATGAGAAACCCAAAGCAACGAAGAAAAAAGCAGTAAAGAAAAAAACAGCAAAGAAAAAAACAGCTACAAGACGAAATAGTAAAACGAAAACACAAGAGACTGCAAATAAGTTTCTGGATATGCCAGAAATGAATATGCACAAAGAAGATGGAGAGATAGATAAACAGCTACAAAAATTTCCTCCAACACCCAGAACAAGACCCACAGCAGAGAATATATCTGTGCAATGTAGAATTTGCGGAAAACAAGAAACTATAAGTCAGGGTTTATTGTTCGAAGGTTCCAACAGATACAAATGTAATAAATGTTCTACACAGTCAGGTTAAAATGATACTATCCAACCCATCCGCTGAGAGAGCTGTACTATCGGCTATTATTAAATACGGCTCAGATATATTTTATGATGTATCTGATATATTAACAGATAAATGCTTTACTATAGACAGTAATTCCAATATATTTCAGTGTATAAAAAAATCTATAGAAAAAAATAATCAAGATCAAATAGATTTAGCTTCTATCTATAGTAGCGCACAAGAACTTGGTATGTCTAAAGTGTTTTCTACCAAAGAAGAAAATCAACACTTAAAAGCAGTCATAGATTTCCCGGTAGAAAAAGAAAATGCTAGAAAATTTGCTACACAAATTAGAAAATTAGAGATAGCAAGAGAACTAAGAGAAAAACTACAGTCTGCTCAGAACGACCTACTTGATGTTACAGGCACGGAAAATGTATCTTCTATCTTGTCTATAGCTGAAGATAGCGTTCTTAATTTTTCGGAAAGTTTAACAGATACAGATAATCATCCGTCTCCTATGAGTGACGACATAGATGAATATATTCAACACCTTATAGATAACAAAACTGAGCAAGTAGGTATACCAACAGGATTTCCTGTATATGATTCTTCTATTGGCGGAGGTTTAAGAAAAGGCACTGTTAATGTTATAGCGGCCCGACCAAAAACTGGTAAAACTTTGTTGTCTGATAACATGGGCTTTTTTATTGCTAGTAAAATGGGTGTTCCTGTTTTAAATTTAGATACAGAAATGAACAAAGAAGATCATATCAACCGCATATTAGCTATGATTACAGAAGTATCTATTAATAAGATAGAAACCGGTAGGTTCGTAGATTCAGCTAGCCATAAAACAAAAATAGAAAAAGGTATACAAAAAATCAAAGACTCAAAACTATATTACAAATCTATTGCTGGAAAAAGTTTTGATGAGCAGATATCTTTGATGAGAAGATGGATAATGACAGAGGTAGGAATGAACAGTGATGGCACAGCTAAAGATTGTGTTATATTTTACGATTATTTAAAATTGATGGATACTCAGGGTATGTCTCAAGATATGAAAGAATATCAGGTTCTTGGATTTATGATGACAGCCTTACATAACTTTGCTGTAAAGTATAAGATACCAATTGTTTCATTTATACAATTAAACCGAGATGGCATCACCAAGGAAACCACCGATGCCGCAAGTGGTTCTGACAGAATCGTATGGTTGTGTAGTAATTTTAGTATTTTCAAAAGAAAAACAGATGAAGAAATAGCAGAAGACGGACCAGATAATGGTAATAGAAAATTAGTGCCTATTATCAGTAGACATGGTGGAGGATTAGATGACAACGACTATATTAATTGTCATATGAAAGGCTGGTGTGCAAAAATTACAGAAGGCAAAACTCGACAAGAAGTAGTAAATAATACAGGAGACGATAAGGATGGCTTTGTTATTGGAGAAGAAGGTGAAGAACCAGAAACATTCACGTTTAATTAGTCAAGACAAATTAAAAGTAGTTTGTGACGGATTATGTGATAATATTGAAGAATTGCTTGAACGATTTGATATTGAATATTCTTGCAATGGTAAACTATTAAGCATGTCCTGTCCTATACATGGTGGTGATAATACTACAGCTCTTAATATATATCCGGAAGGAGATACATATAGAGGAAACTGGAAGTGTAGAACGCACGGATGTGAAGAGGTATTTAAAGGTTCAATTATAGGATTTATTAGAGGTATACTATCTAGACATAAACATAACTGGGAAAAATCAGGAGACAAAACGGTATCTTTTCAGGAAACTTTAAATTTTTGTTTAGCTTTTATAAATCAAGATCTTGATAAAATATCTATTGATCATACACATAGAGACAAAAGTAAATTTGTAGCAGCAATAAAAAATACTAGTAATAATTCTGAAAAAGTAGAAAATGGCGTAGCCAGAAATGTTGTTAGGAAACATCTAGATTTAAAACACCCGTATTATATAGATCGAGGATTCTCAGCAGAAATTTTAGATAAATATGATGTTGGATATTGTTCTTCTAAAGGTAAAGAAATGTCTGGTCGGATTGTAGTGCCAGTATATGATCATGATTATCATCATATGATAGGCTGTACAGGTAGAAGCATATTCGACGTTTGTAACAAATGTAAGCACTATCATGAGGCAGGTACTGCATGTCCCGATAAGAATGTGTTGTTTTTACATAGTAAATGGAGACATAGTAAAGGTCTGAAAACACAGAATTATCTATACAACATCTGGTTTGCTAAAAAGTTTATTAAGACAACATATACTGCTATAGTGGTAGAAAGCCCAGGTAATGTATGGAGACTTGAGGAAGCTGGTATACATAATAGTGTTGCAATATTTGGCTCTTCTATGAGCGATAGACAAAAAATGATACTTGATGCTTCAGGAGCTATGAATATAATAACAATTATGGATAATGACGAAGCGGGACAAAAAGCGGCAGATAAAATAAAAACAAAGTGTTGTAAAACCTATAATGTTAAAAATCTAAAAATTAAAACCGCTGACATTGCAGAAATGTCTGTTCAACAAATTAACGAAGAAATTAAACCTTTACTTAGTATGTGAGTTTTATTATGACAACAATTATAGCTCTTTCAGGAAGAAAGCAATCGGGCAAAACTACCATTGGTAATTTTTTTATTAGCTTGTTTCTCTCAAACGCAGGAGTTTCAAAAGAAATAAAAATAGAAGATGATGGAGACATTACTCTTTCTGATATTCATGGTAATGAACTATACAAAAAAATAACACCAAGATATGAATTAGAAAAAGATTTCGTTGTAGCAAATTTATATAAAGAGCTAGATCAGCACATAAAAATATATAATTTTGCTGATACATTAAAACAGAATGTTTGTATGGAAGTGCTTGGTTTATCTTATGAGCAGTGTTATGGCACGGACGAAAATAAAAATGAACTTGTCGATTGTTTTTTGCCGTGTACCACACTATCTCGTGAGACAGAAGCTGACAAGCAAATGACAGCGAGAGAAGTCATGCAATATGTAGGCACTGATATTTTTAGAAGAATTAAAAAAACAGTATGGATAGACAGCACGATGTCTCGCATATCTAAAGAAAAACCGAAAATGGCAATTATTACTGATTGTAGATTTCCGGACGAGGTTGATGCCGTCAAGAATGCAGGAGGGTATGTGATCAGGTTAACCAGAGATTTGCATAACTCATCACATATTAGCGAAACTGCCTTGGACAAAGAGAACTATGATTGGAAGAATTTTGATTATGTGTTAGATAATCAGAATCTAACTATATATGAACAATCTTTACAAATCCAGGAATGGTTAGACACATTACCAGCTACATAATATGATTATAACTTACTTTCGTTCTTCTAGCTACAACACGCACAATATGTGCCCTCAGCAATATTTTTTTGAATATGTCCTTGGGTGGAGAGGTAGTTCTGGGCTGAAAGCTGACAAAGGAACTATTGTACACAAAGTATTAGAAATACTAGCTGTTATAAAACAAGGTTTACAAAATAATAAAAAAGAAATTATAGATGACATACTAGGAAATATTAGCACTACAGAATATGATTTAGAAGAAATTATTAAACAAGTTTATGATCATTACTCTTCACATAATAGTCATCACAACTGGAAACCGAGAGATAGTAAAGACTGTAGAGATTGGGTATATAAAGCATTAGAATTTAATGATGGTATGTTTGATCCTAGAAAAAGGAATATTTTAGAACCAGAACAACATTTTGATTTTGAAATTAATAAAAGCTGGGCAGATTATGACTATGAAACATCCGAAGGTAGACTATCTGGCAAACTAGCACTAAAAGGAACGATAGATTTAATCACATTAGTTAATGACGAAACCATAGAAATTATAGATTGGAAAACTGGTAAAAGGCTAGATTGGGCTACAGGTAAAGAGAAAACCCAAGAAAAACTTGAAGTAGACCCTCAGTTAAGAATATATTACTATGCTATCAAAAATTTGTATCCAAATATTAAATATGTTATTTTCTCTATATATTTTATAAATGATGGAGGACCTTTCTCTGTTTGTTTTGGTGATGAAGACATGGAAGCAACCGAACATTTGTTAAGACAAAAATTTGAGCATATAAAACATACTCGCAAGCCAAATCTAAAAAAGAGCTGGATGTGTACCAAGTTATGTCATTTTGGCAAAACAACATTCGAGGATACGCATATTGAGCCAATGGATGAATATAGAGATAATCAAAGAACAACGCCCGGATATACTATGACGAAGTGTGAACAAGTTAAACACGATTTAGACTTGTACGGCATAGACGCAACTACTAATATATATAAACACCCTAACCATAAATTTGGAAAATATCAAGCTCCCGGATCAACAGAATGAATCAGTATATACCTTTGCATGTGCATTCGCACTATTCTTTATTGGACGGATTATCTAAGCCCGCACAGATAGCTGACAGGTGTTTAGAAATAGGCGTTAAATCTTGCGCTATCACAGATCATGGTACAATATCTGGCTGTGTACAGTTTTATGAAACCATGAAGAAAAAAAATATTAAACCAATCTTGGGCTGTGAAATCTATGTTTGTTCTCAAGATTCTCAAATCAAAAAACCAGAAAATGCTAAGCTGAGTCATTTCCTGTTACTTGCTAAAAATAAAGCAGGCTGGGATTCTCTTATACAACTAGTTTCTTACAGCAATGTTGAATCTAGATACTATCATAAGCCTAGAGTTTCTCTAGATGACTTACAGCAATTTATAGATGGAAACACCATAGGTTTTTGTGGACATCTTGGTTCTACGTTAGCTAATATTATACAAAAAAATAAAGACAATTCTGTAATTAAAGAGGGTTGTGAATTTGTAGCTAGAATGCAAAGTGTATTTGGTAAAGATAATTTTTTCTTGGAAGCTCAACTCATGGATAGAGAGAATAATCCAGAGCAACAAGAAATGACAGACATGGTTAGAAGTATAGCAGAACAAAGCAATTGTAAAATGTTGTGTACGCCAGATGCACATTATTGTAGACAAGAGGACTCTATAGATCAAAGAATATTATTATGCAACAATCTTAAAACCACATTGATTGATATTAATAAAAAGTGTTTAAACAACGAAAAAGTTCCAATGGGGGCTTTTTTCACTTCTGATAATTACCATATATTATCACAAGAAGAAATACAAGACTTACACACCCCAGAAGAAATTGAGACTACAAATCTTATTGACAGTATGTGCGAAGAATACGATATTCTTAGTGCTCCAATATTACCTCCGTATGATTGTCCAAATAATGCTGATCCAGCTGAATATTTACGCGAATTATGTAGACAAGGATGGAAGAAAAAAATAGCTAATGATATTCCTAAAGAACAGCATCAAGCATATGTAGATAGAATTAAAAGAGAACTTGATGTTTTACAAGGCGCTGGTCTATCTAGTTATTTTCTAACTGTTGTCGATATAGTAGATTATGTTAGAAATAAAAATTGGTTACCTGGTCCCGGAAGAGGTTCTGCTGCAGGATGTTTGGTTTCATATCTAATTGGTATCACCTCTATAGATCCGATTAAATACAATCTTATTTTTGAAAGATTTTATAATTCTGGTAGAAATACCAAAGACAGAGTATCTATGCCAGATATTGATGTCGATGTACCAATTAATAAAAGAGAAGATGTCATATCTTATATTAAAAATAAATACGGTAATGATAAAGTTTCTCAGATGATCACATACAATACCATGAAAGGAAGAGGAGCCTTAAAAGAAGTTTTAAGAGTTTATGGTAATATAAATTTTGAAGAAATGAATAGAATCACCAAAAACATCCCTGATGAAGCCAAAATAGCAGATGAACTACAAGAAATGAAAGAAATTACTGGAGAATCTTCTATTATTAGATGGGCATTAGAAAATAATGTTGACAGACTCAAAGAATGGTGTTATATTGATGAGAGTGGACAATTAGCGGGTCCATTATCTAAAAGATTTGAGCAAGCTATGCGTTTGGAAGGAACTAAGTCTAATCAATCAAAACATGCAGCCGGTGTAGTTATTAGTAGCAGTCCTTTGCGAGATATTTGTCCTATGGTTTTAGACACAAAAAACAAGCAACAAATAGCCGGAATGGAAATGCAAGACTTAGAAGCTCTTGGCATGATTAAGTTTGATATTTTAGGTATTGCTATGTTAGATAAAATCATGTCTATATCAGAACATTTATTTAAAGGAGACACCGATGATAGCTAAAAAATTTGCAGAATTATCAGTAAACTCAAAATTTGTACATAATAATATTGAGTATCAAAAATTGCAACCAATCAAAATATCTTGTTGTAAATCCGTTAATGCTTGTGTGGTATCTCAACCTGCTACAAAAGTATTTATTAACCCTAACCAGGAAGTTAAAGTAAATGGCTAATTTTCATAAAATTTGTGTATTTGATTTAGAAACAGATGGAACAGATCCAAACAGCTGCAGCCCTGTTCAAATTGCGGCTGTTATGGTCGATCCGTTCAAATTAGAAATTATACCTGATTCTAAATTTAATATTAATTTAAAACCAGAAAAATTAGAAGAGAATCAAAATTATGCCTATGAAGACAGTGACGTTTTAGATTTTCATGCAAAAGTTAAGGGAGTCACTAGCGCTCAAGTTTTAGACGAGTGGCAAAATTATCATTCTCAAAAACAAGGTTGGACTTCTTTCGTGAGTTATTTAGATATGTATCATCTGGGTAATAGAAAAAAGAAATCTCAATTCACAGCTCCTATTGCGGCTGGTTATAATATTTTTAGGTTTGATTTGAAAATTATTGACAGACTAAGTAAAAAATATGGAAACACAAACGCAGAAAAAGGTAGTGCTTTGTTTTTCCCTAGAGATACTGTAGATTTAATTAATACGGTATTTTGTTGGTTTGAAGGAAATGACGAATTGAAAAACTATACCTTGGACCATCTAAGAGATTATTTTGGCATGGTTAAGGATGGTGCTCATGACGCATTAAAGGATGTAGAAGATACTGCAGAATTAGCTATCCGTTTTCTAAGACTTCACAGAAAGCTTTCAGCTAAAATTAGATTTAAGGACTCTTTTGTAGCGAATTAGTAAATAAATGAAAAATAAATATTTGACCTTTTCTTGTGGATGTAAGTTTCCATTGGGAGAAAATAATTCTGTAACATTTGATACAGATGTCTCTTCTTTAAATATGGAATGTTCTAAAACATGGGACTTGATATCTGAAGGTAATACTAAAGGATGTTTTCAGTTAGAATCAAGACTTGGACAATCTATGTCCAAAAAATTAAAACCGTCTAACATAGAACAATTATCTGGTTTAATTAGTATCCTAAGACCGGGCTGCTTAGAAGCTTATAGAGACGGCAAGAGTGTGTCTA